GATCAAATCCATATCGAACAAAAATATCAGCATTAGTCTCAGTCAACCAACGATAAAGTGAATATGTTGAGTTTATGCCACCTGAGAATGGTATAAGTATTTTCATACTAGTCCCACAAATTTGTGTTGACCTTTACAAGAAAACAGTCTTTACCAAAACAATCTTCCATATAAGAACTACAATGAATTCTTGAAGTCTCAAACATAACAACTTGACCAATATTCCAAGGAACAGATGCTGCAAAACTAAACCCATGTAACATCTCAATTGGATGATGTTGCAGGTGTTCTACCCAAATATCTGAATCAAAGGATTTGTTAGTGTATCCTACTAAATCACTATAATCATGATCCAATTGCCACCCATATGGGCCATGTTGTCTATAGAACTTTTGATCGTCACTCTCAATATCAATTCCAGATTTTGCAGACCAAGGAGTTTTTTGGTCAAAGTATACAGTCTCAGTTGTTCCCACACTCCCATCTTCTTTGTAACATCTTAGTGGAAAGAATACTGTTGTGTTTGCAGGCCGAGGTTTTTGTCCTGTTCTGTTGTGCGATTTCCAATCATCACCTAGATAATTTTCACCATCATTATGTATATGAATTGCTTCTTTGTAATATCCATACCTACCTTGAGTATTTGGTTCATACCCAACAATTGGTTTTAGAATTTCATTAAAAAGTTTGACCGACTTAGCCTTTTCATCTTCAGTGAAAATTTCTAAATTAGTATGACCTTGCATAGAATCACTCATTTCATCTAATGGCATTCCACTATCAGATATTTTTTTATATCCTGTATAGTTCTCATAAATTTTTAAATTATCTTCATGGGCCCGTTTTAAAACTTGTAACTCTTCTTCTAAATTTATTAGATTATCAATTACTGACAAAGAAACATCTGCATAATGAAACATGTTATCACTCATCTTCACCTGTCACTGGGTTGTGATTCTTCGCATCTTCAAAGAACGATGTCACCTCATTGAAACCAAAATCGTCATCAGCATCAGCACTGGTTGGGTTTGGTGTAACAGTAAGTCTCTGCTGTCGTGTGGGTGATTTGTCGGGCAGATCAGTATATGCATCAACCTGTACCGTCTTGATAACCTTACTAGAAGTAACCGGGCCATATAGATAAAATTTACAAGTGAAATCCATAGTATAGATGATTGCTCGTCTTGTAGTGAAGTCTCCCTGATAATCATCCTCATAAGAAATACTGTTTAGAATAACAGGGATATCTTTTTTAACACCCATATCAGCGTTATCATTCATCGTGATTGTGTAGTCTGGTTGAAAGTATGGTAGAATCTGTTCAACAATTTGTAGAGCATCATCTGACTGTTTTGCAAGAATATAAAGTTGAAAATTAACATTATAGGGAACAGGCATATATTGCGTGTCCAACTGATCTGATCTATCGCCCTTAACCTTCTTAAATTTCTGGACACGATTTAGTTTCCGGCCGGGATCATAGGTAAGTCCTGTAATCTCAAAACCAATACGAGGCAACGTAACCGCAGCAGCTTTACTAAGGTCTGCGTCATCATTCAACCGAACAAGAAACTTCTGCCTTGGACCATATGCCAAGGGAACCTTCATAGTCTGTTGAACCTTTCCAGCATTGTCCTTACGAACTAATTGAATATTATTAAAAATTGTTCCGAAACCCACAACTACGTTGCGTACTGTTTCGTGATAAAATTGTTGTCCTAGCATTAATCTGCACTCCCTGCATCACCAAATGGATTTGACTCACTGAAGTCTAGTACAGTATCATCCAATGTTTCAAACAACTCATTTTGAGCTGTCTTGTCTGTAACTCCGTCACCTATTATATAGTCTTCCTGTATAAGATACTCATCACTACCTGTTTCAAGTAGAATGCTCTCACCACCAAGGGTTATGTCATCTTCATTAATAATGTTGTCACCATCTGTCTCATCCAACAGTAGACCACTTTCACTAGTTGCATGATCAATCCTGATCTCTTGATTGATGGTAGTTCCTGTTGCCTGTTCAAGAGTAAACTGATGATCTGAACTTGCAAGAGATAGAGAATCTTGGATTGCGTCAATTTCAGTAATACCTGTATCAAGTGCTTCTGAACCATAATCGAACAATCGACAGCGCATCTTGTAAACTGGGTTATTGTCCAACTGATGGAAGGGGTCATCGTGATCCACAAAGTTAATTTCAAATAATTTCTTGAGTGTTGGGTGATAAATCGCATCACCCTCCAGTGGCCTATCAGCATCAGTTGCATCAGTTTCATTAACAATATAAAATATCTCACCCTCTAATTTGGATGTCGAGAATGTACCAGATTCTAATTGAATAGAACCAGACGATGTTGAATCTGTTCCTGCTTCTATTTGTATTTGTTTTGTCTTCTCTTGAAACCGTGTCTTACTTACAACGAAGGTTGCTTCACTTAGGTTCTGCAAACCAAACTGAGACATGAGTTCTTGTTCTCCAGCATACCCACCGCCAGAATCTTCCATATACATTTCGATAAGAGACTGAGTGTTAAACTTGGATAGTGCATCTTCACCAAGCACACTGTCTTCTGCAACAAGTGTGCGATCAAGATAATATACATCATGACCGTGAATCTGAATTGCTTCTGCAACTAAGTCAGCATACAAATTTTGTTCTGACGCTATCGCTGAAACACCGCTAGTATGAAAATGTTTATTTACTGCCATGAATTATCCTATCATGTAGTTAACTGGCAACTCAAATGTGAGTGCAATTTGTTCTTCTAACTTATTAATCTCTTCCTGTGCTTGTGAATATATGGTTGCGCCGTTCATAGTAACACCACCAAGTAGAGCCACACCTTCAAATTTAGAAAGGTTTGCACCCCACTGTAGTTTAATCAGAGCAGTTGCATACCTCTTTAGGAAGATGTCATCAAAAATATCTATGTAAGTTGTCGGGTCTATTTTACGATAACATTCTGCAATAATAAAATCTTCACCAGCAACAAAGTCATTCGACCAATCACCATCAATGTAAAGACGATTCTGGTGTTGGTTAAATCGAATTGGTGTTTCTCCAACAAGAATATGTTCTAGAAGGTCTAGGTTGTCCATTGCCATCTGGTACTGAATGACAGAAGTAGAAGATAGGTCATACAAGTCGTTTAAACGCAATTGATACTTAACATCAAACATGTTCGCACCACCACCTGTACCTGTGAAAGGCCAGACCTGTATCACCGACACGACAGCAGAAGGCATTGGAATAAAATTACTACCCTCTAGAAATGTATCAGTAATAGTGCTGTCTACTGTATCAGTTCCCGTTGAGGTTATATTTGCTTTCCCTCTCGCAATATCTGCTTCGGTAATCAAATGTTTGAGATACATCTTCTCAATACCATCATAGTGATATTGTGCAAAATACTGAAGAGCCTCATCAATGCGATCATCTGCTTGATCATCTGATACGTTAATATCAATGACCCCAGAACCCAATGCTCTCAGGCAATAATCTTTAAATGTTGACTTACTTATAGGTATGGCCATAGAACACCCCTTTTTTATATATTTATAAGGGTTAATCCTTTGGGATATTATCTGTTATGAGGTTTAGTTGGTAATGTTTGATAACTGGACAACTTCGGTTTCCATACTGGAAATTTCTGGTCTGCATAAGCATCATGCCTAGTGTCTGGAATACTTTCTTTTGTATAATATTTCCCATATTTTCCCTCCTTCATAATAATGTCATCAAGCTCTATCGCACTAAAACCTTCTTTTTTCTTTTTATTATACCAATCCCAACATATACACTTATTACACTTTCCACAAGGACAGTTAGAAATCAAGTTTTGCAGTTCCTTTGGTAAAAGTTCCCATGTCTGCCACCTTCCCATAGGTTCATCTTTACGATTCATTAATGGCCATTCAATGGGAATATCTGTATAATCTCTAAGAATAGAGTGGTCTACTCTATAATAAGGATTGCCTCTTCTATAAAAACTTCCAATCGGTTCTGTCGTTTGAAAATACCAAGTAGAAGGACTCCAGTTATATGTATTATATCCCATGCATATTAAATCTACACTATGCATTTCTGACAACAATGCAATATTATATAATTTTGACCTTATGGTTTCTAACATAGTATCACTAGCACGATCTTCAAACTCTGAAAAACCAAAATTAAAATCACGAACATTTTCTTTCAACCAATTACACACAATAGGGTATTGTGTTAAATCCTGATCAGATGCATCTAGGCGAATTATTCTTGATACAACATCATCTGTAGTTTCAGTAAGAAGTTTATATAACATAGTTATACTATCTGAAGAAGAACTAGTTGGAGCAAAAATTTTCATAGTCTCTC